GTCCCACACCTTATTACGAAATGCTGGCATATACTTATAGCCAGGAACAAAAAATGAAAAGAAGTCTGTCAGCTCGTTAGCTATTCCCATATCAGTATGGACTGACATTACAGAATGATTCTTCTGACTTACAACTAATTTATCCACCTGCTTCGAACCTTCTCCAATCAATAATATTTTTTATAGTAGAATGTCTCCACTTTAATACATTTATAATCTCAGTAAGTGTCTCAATATAAGTCTTATAGTATGTAATTTTTTCTTCGGACTTTTGTATATCGCTATCAGCATCGTAGTAATAATCCATCTCACCTTTGAGAACCTTTAGTCCTTCAAACGGATCGAAGTCCCATCCTTCTAACTGAATCTGTTCTTGAGACATTTTGCCATTATAGTATAGCCACTTCTTTTTGAGTAAAGTCTTTTGTGCCATCTCAGCTTTCTTTAACTGAAGACGGGCTATGGACATAAACTCCATATATTTTGCATGTAGTGTTGGGGTTTGTCTAGATGTTTCGTCAAGATTATACTGAGGGATATCAGCATCTTTTTTCCACATCTCGAGTACAGTTTCAAGATTCATAATATAACTCCATTATATGGATCTATTTATTTAATTTCAAAGTAGTTAAATTCAAATGCAATTGGTACACTAATATATTGAATATCGGCCCTTGTTGATTCTAGTGCTATATCACCTATAGAAGTTAATCTAGCGTCGTAATAAGTAATTTCTTTATTAGAATTATTTTTACTACTTAGTGTAAACAGCTTTAAATCCATATCAAGAGGCTTTTGTGTAACATCTCTTGTTAATCTATTTATTTCATTTACCTGTACTGATTCTTTTAGAATATCGTACATTTCTTTATAATTGACTAAATCTTCATCTAAGATAATATTACATATCAATTCACCAAATTGTAGTCTTTCACCTGGTTGATGTGTAGTTATAGATTTAAAAGGTACAGCAACTCCTGGTAAACTAACCTCAGGATGAGTTACGCTTGTTACAAAATATTCAGTCTTAGGATAAAATTTTCTATCTAATACTAGTTTAAATCCTGTTGGTTCTAAATAATTTTCATTTATATTATAAACCATTTATATCTCCTATACAGCAAAGCTTTCACCACATCCGCATGATGCAGTCGCATTAGGGTTTACAACCTTTAAATAAGATCCGCCAAGCTCTTCTACATAATCTATTGTACAACCAAATACAAACATCTCTGCCATAGGATCTAACCATAGATATCCTATAGTTGGTTCTTTATCTGTTGTACCCCATTCGTATTGAAAGCCTGAACATCCTCCACCCTTTACATTGAGCGAAACATAAGGTTTACCAACCTTTTTTAAATATTCTTCTGCGTTCTCTGTAAGTTTAATCATATTTGTATTTATACAAAAAAAAGGGCGCCGAAGCGCCCTAGTTAGATAGGTTATCCCTATTCTTATGTAGCGTTTAAGATGTTATTAACACGCATAATTCTGTAGTACTGGTTCTGACGAACTGTACCTAGGCCGTTAGATGATCCAGGTGTGAATGGGTTTGAAGCAAGACCGTATCGTGTCTTGAAACCAATTTTTGGCTGGAATGTATCTTCAGCAACTGCACGCATCATTGTTAATGGTACGTATGGGCAGTAGAAAAGACCGGCGTCGTATGCGTTTGCACCTTTATAACCAACAGTGATATAATCAACTGTTGCATAAGGGTCGATGTACACTTTCATGCGACCATTCAGAGTACCAGCAAATGTGTTACCTGTATCGTCTACATTCAATGTGTTAGAAGCTAGTACTTGTGAGTAGTCTAACATGCCAGTAGCAGCTAGAGCAGAAGCAACGTCTGATGAACATACCATCACGTTACCTTTACCTCTACGAGTATCTTTTGCGATTTGGTTAGCTTCACGATCGATTTGAATGCCGAGACCTTTAAATTTCTCTGCAGACCAACGACCATCAACATCAGTATCAAGATCAATTACACCTTTTGCAGTGATCTGTGCTGATTGAGCACCAGGCTTAGCATGTGCGTTGATCACACGAATAATTTCGCGGTTGATCTCAGCAAGAATCTCAGTTGACAAGATGTTTGCCAATTCTGATTCTGCGTCTAAACCGTGGATCGCTTTAAGATCCTGAGCCAACTCTAATGAGTACTCAGCTTTTAGAGCACGTGACTTTGCAGTCACAGTTTGACGCTCAATGCTGAATGCCATTTCTGCAAAGTCTGTTGAACCAGATGATCCAAGAGCTTCAGCAGAGTCTGTTGCCATAGCAGAACCGTGGTTTGGACCAGGCATAGCCGAGTCACCACCGTAGCTTAAAAGACCTGAACCGTCAGTACCATCAGCAACGTTATTTGCTGGAGTAGCTTGAGTACCAGAGAACTGTGTATCGGCTTCGTTGTAAAGAGCCTCTGTACCACCTTGTGTTGAGTACTTTGACTTCATTGCAAAGATAAGACCTGTTGGACCGTTCATAGGCTGTACAGATGCTAAATCGTGAGCAATTAGGTTTGGAGCAGCACGTCGTACTAGGCTGATCAATACTGGATCCCAGTTATTGATTGAACCGCCAGTTGCGTTTGTTGGTGCAGCTTCGTTTAGTTGAGCGCGTTCTTCTGTAAGAGCACGTTCGGTATTTTCCAACAGAGCAGCAGTTACCTGCTTTCTGTGGTTGTCTTTAATAGAGCCAGCTGTGTCTTCGTTAAGAACAGGGCCCCATTTTTCGACCAAGTTAGAATAAGATTCCATTTCCTTGGATCTCCCTTATTTATTATAGTTTCTGATTGCTGACAAATATGTCGCCATTGTTTCAGAAACCTCTTGTGTATCAGCTTCCGCATCTACATCAGTTTCTTCTGCAATGGTTGATTCTACAGCTGGCGCTGCAAAATGTGCTTCTTTGACGGTAGCCACTTTCTTAGTGAAAGTTTCTTCGTCGTCGAAATCGATAGATTCGACAAGACCTGCAAGCTTCTCAGCTTGTGTATCAGGAAGATCTTTAGCTGCTTCAGCTACGATAGCTGAACGTGTAAAATCTTCTATTGCCTTGGCTTGTTCTAGCGCTTCTTCAGTACGAGCGTTAAGTGCAGTTTCAAGTTCTTCTACCTGCTCAGATAACTCATCGACTAAGTCGACTTTGCTTTCTGGAACTTCGATATAAGACTCTGTAAATACATCTTTCAGCTTGTTCATGAAAGTTTCAGCGATTTCTGTACGTAAGCCAGTTTGAACTGCTAGCTTGTTGTCTTCCATCCACTGATCAACTACGTAGTTTAGATATGAATCAACCTTCTCTACGAGGTCAGATTTTGTTGTTGCAATTTCTTCAGCAAGCTCGTTAGCATAGTTCTCTTCTAAAGATTCGATTTCTTCTGCTAATTTTGCTTTCATTGCTGATTCAAATATGATGGCTGTTTTCTCTTTGAACTCTTCTGATAGAGTTGCTTCAGATTCAACTAATGCATCTAATTCACCTTGATAGTCATAAGCAACTTCTGGGTTTTCCATAATTGCTTCATCTTCTAAGTCAAGGTCTTCGTTATGCATTGTTTTACCATACATTGCCATGAGCTGCTTCTTATTCATTTTAGAATAATTTGCATACATAGCTTGCAACATACCTGCTTTTGTTTTCGGCATCGGCATATTTACGCCCTGCTTAGGTGCTGGCTCTGGAGCCTTAGCTGTTTTACCAGCTGCGCCTTTAACAGATGCGACAGATGCGTCTTCCGCATTTTTTGGGTCGTGAGCTTCTTCCACAACGTCCTCGTCATGGAGATCTGCTTCAGTGACCTGATTTTCTAGATCAGACATGCTATTCTCCTTACATGCTCTTTTGTTTGAGTAACGAGAGGAAATTCTTATACTCACGGACCTGTGTCTCATAGAGATCAGTACGTGGAGCTTGTTTAATTTCAGTCTCCATTTTTTCAATTGTCCTGGCTTCAATAATGCCGTTATTCCAAACCCAGTCTACACCTTCCATAATTCCATTAACGAATGCATTCGGTGCTGATGGATCTTGTACGATATCAACCGTATTAAGAATAAAGTCGTTTTTAACGACCGCTGTACCATTACGTTGTTCAAGACTTCCCATACCACGAGTTGACACGCCTAATTGAACGCCGCCTTCGAGCAAACCTTTTACGATCTGTCCCATTGGAGTATCCAGTACTTGTGCCTTACCCATCACATTATTACCTTCAAATTGAAGATCTGTAATTAGATGGGATACCTTATCTAAATTAACTGTTGGGCCTTCCGGATGGTTAAGCTCACCAACAGCTCGTTTAGTATTAACTTGATCAGTGACATATTTGTCAACTGCTTTTTCTAAAATAGCCTTAGGATAAATCCTACCATTACGGTTCTTTGATTCGGCCATAGCAAAAACACCTGATATCAGATATTTTTTAGAGCCGTCCTCTTTTTTCTCCACGATGCATTCAACATCGCTTTCGTTATATTCCGTAATAAGTTTCATTTATCTTAGACCTGTGATAATTATGTTACAGTTATTTATAACAAATTAATCTTCTACTTCTTCTTCTGTTTCT